AGGTAACCTAAACCAGAGTTTTGAAGACAAAGGCAAAGGTGGCACACAAGGTGGCCTAGCAAATCCTAGTACCAAAGAAGAGAACTTCGGTAACGTAAACGTACCGGGTGGTAAGGCAGGTGTTAAGCACCTAAAAAATGTTCCAGCAGGACATGGGGCAGAGAAGAAAGGCAGTAAACCTGATAGCGAAAAGAGCTTATTAGGTAGATAATGATGCAAGGAATGAACTACTTACGTGAAAATCTTAGTTTCGACCAGGCGCGAGTCGTGGTCGAAAGCGAAGGTGAAAACGGCAAAAACCTTTATATGAAGGGTATCTGCATTCAAGGTGGCATACGCAATGCTAACCAACGCATATATCCTGTAGACGAGATTGAGCGAGCTGTCAAAACTTTGAACGATCAAATTGCAGGCGGATACTCGGTATTAGGTGAAGTAGATCATCCGGATGACTTAAAGATCAATTTGGACCGTGTCAGTCACATGATTACAGAAATGTGGATGGACGGTCCAAATGGTTATGGAAAATTCAAGATATTGCCAACCCCAATGGGCCAGCTTGTTCGTACTATGTTGGAATCCGGAGTAAAGTTGGGAGTGTCCAGTCGTGGCTCAGGTAATGTCAGTCCAGACGGAACTGGAAGAGTTAGCGATTTCGAGATTATCACAGTGGATGTGGTAGCTCAACCCAGTGCACCAGGTGCATATCCAACACCAATCTATGAACACTTGATGAATAATCGTGGTGGTCTTAGAGCCTTGCGTATAGCGCAAGAGGTCAAGGGTGATCCTGCGGCACAGCGTTATCTAAAAGAGAGCTTATTAGGAATAATAAGCAAACTCCAATAAGAGGAGAATCACATGTTGGATGTTCTAAAACAATTATTTGAAAACAATGTGATTTCGGAAGATATCAAAGCTCAGATCGAAGAAGCATGGCAAGCTCGTGTCAACGAGAACCGTGAACTAGTATCAGCAGAGCTAAGAGAAGAGTTCAGCAAGCGTTATGAACACGACAGAACAGTAATGGTTGAAGCCATTGACCGCATGGTCACTGATCAACTAACACCTGAGATCGCCGAGTTTGTAACAGATCGTGCTCAACTAGCAGAAGCAAAAGCCAAGTATGCAGTTAAGATGAAGCAAGATGCAGTGTTAATGAAGGAATTTGTTACACGTCAACTAGCTTCTGAAGTAAAAGAATTGCATGAAGATCAAAAAATCATGGCTAATAAGTTCTTCAAACTAGAAGAGTTCGTAGTTGAGGCTCTAGCTAACGAAATTGCAGAGTTTTACAAAGATAAGAAAGATTTGGCTGAAACCAAAGTCAAACTTATTAAAGAAGGTAGAGAACAACTTGCTAAAATTAAATCCGACTTTGTGGCACGTGCCGCAACAATGGTTGAAGCAGTGGTCGAAGACAGTCTCAAGACTGAACTTGGACAACTACGTGAAGACATTGATGCTGCTCGTAAAGCAGATTTTGGACGTAGGATTTTCGAAGCATTCAGCAACGAATTCCAAGCAAGTTATTTGAATGAAAAATCTGAAACCAGCAAATTGCTCAAGGTCATAGACAAGAAAGACTTCGAGATTGCAGAAGCTCAAAGCGTCGCAATCAAGGCACAGAAAGTCATTGAAAGCAAACAAGCTGAAATCCATAGTCTCATAGACAATATGGAAAGACAAAAAACCATGACAGAACTTTTAGCGCCTTTAGCGGCAGACCAAAAGGAAATCATGAGCGAACTATTAGAAAGTGTGCAAACACATAAACTAATGGAAAGTTTTAACAAGTATTTGCCAGCAGTCATTGAGGGCAATGCTCCGCAGAAGAAACAGGCACTTGTAGAGGCAAAAGAAATTACCGGTAATAAAAATACCAACGCAAACCGTAGCGCCGAGCAGGACAACAATATTGTTGACATTCGTCGCTTGGCCGGACTAAAAAATTAAGGAGATTTTAAATGTCTGAACTACTATCAAGCCGTTGGGCAGAGACTAAAGAGGCCCTATTAGAAGGCCTACAAGGAACAAAGAAATCAGTAATGGGCGTGACTCTCGAAAATACTCGCAAGTATCTTCAAGAATCTGCTACAGCTGGTGCTACTTCTGCCGGCAACGTCGCAACTTTAAACCGCGTGATCCTTCCAGTGATCCGTCGTGTTATGCCAACCGTTATTGCTAACGAGTTGGTTGGTGTACAACCAATGACTGGACCAGTTGGTCAGATCCACACTCTACGTGTTCGCTACAGCGACACAGCAGGTAGTGGTGCTTCTGGCGCAGTAGCTGGTGAAGAGGCTCTAAGCCCATTCAAGATTGCCGCTTCTTACTCCGGTAACGAAGACAGCAGTGCTCCAAAAGCACAAACTACTGCCGC